ATGTTTAATCATTTTGGTTCCCTCCTGTGAAGATTGAGTTGGCTTTCTTTAACGCCTCCTCCGGCGTTGGCTTATTCTCTCTAAGGTATTTATCGAACGCATACTTCTGAACAGAGGCCATGCTCTCCCGATAACGATGTATCGCTGTGCAAGTGTCTGTTTCCATAGCTAGCCCTTCCCGTTAGTAACCCATCAAAAACTTAATCCCGTAAACAGCGAGAAACAAAACTCCCCAGCTGTACGCGATTAAGTTTAAAACCATGATAATTTTAAAAATGGTAGAAGGCGGTCTGTTTTTTCCAAGCGCGTTCCAGTCCTCAGTCTTTGTCATTTTATCCCTACCTTTCCAGCGTTAACGGTAAGCGTTTTCTTAGTTGTGTCATCATAACCACCGACTTGAATATCGACACCACCACCAGAAAGAAAGTGGCGCTCGATTTCTTTGTTAAGCGTAAACTTCGCCAACAGATTTTCGACCTCTATCAATATCGTAATCATGCTACTTTCCCCCTTACGTTTTTCTGCTGCCTTGCCCGATAGATATTAGAAGCCCAGCCAACTGGTGATTTATACCCGCGAGATTTGGCCAGCTTAATCAGGTCTTCCATTGTCTCTGCCCTTCCCTGCTCGATAAGGCTTTTATATTTCTGTTCCTGTTTCAGGCGCTTCATTTCTTCCTTGTCTAGCTTCACAAGCTCGCCGTCCACTTCATCTATCTCACGCCCGATGACGGGATAAACCATTCCGCATTGATGGCAGACAGGCGCGGGCGTGTGGACATAGTAGCACTTGGGGCATTGGCGTGATGGCGGGACTGGCTCGCTGCCAATCTTCTTCCCCTTCTTCCGGCTGTCCAGTGTCCACTCCCTTTCAGAGCAAGGCAGACCATGCTCCATGTAGTTGTTAACGTGATCGTTGATAATCGCGGGCGTGATCTTGTAACGTAACACTCGCCCCCAGAATTGTAGCTGCGCCGCAAGCGACTTTGTGGGTTTCAAGTCACTTGCACTCTCGACACAGACATCCATGCCGGACGCTTGCGACAAGTCAAAACCGAAGTTAAGAAGGTCACAGAAGGTTAGGACTGTGAACTCTCTGCGTGCGTAGGCCTTAAAGATGCGCTTACGTTCTTCCATCGGCGTTTCGCCATCGATATGCACAGCCGACACACCAGCGTTCCTGAACGTCTCCGCGACGATCTGCGAGTGTCTTACAGATGCGCACCTTACAATGTGAAGGTTTCCGTTGCAGCGCCTGATATAATCATTCACACAGTCTCCGATGATAACGCCCTGCTGCTCCATGTATTGGCCAAGCTGCACCTGATTATAATCGCCATCCCCTACCTTGATCTTTGAAAGGTCTGGCTTCGTGCGCCCGTAATAATAATCATAATCGGACAGGCGTTTGTTTTCGATCAACCATTGTATTGACCTGCCCTTAACCATGTGGTCATACCATATGCCCAGACCCTGCCCATTCAGCTTCCATGGCGTTGCAGATAGGCCGATGACCCACGCGCCTTGTTGTTTGTAGAAATTAATCATCTTGCCAAGATTTCCGGAACCGTAGTGAGTTTCATCAACAAGGACGATATACCCTTTGGGGAGTCTGCTCGTTGTTAACAAGCCAGTTTCCTCATCCTCATCTATTCTCCCCGTCATTGTCGGAACCATGCCGATATAGACAGGCGACAATGGATTGTAGTGCTTGCCCGCCGCGATATAGCTGTGCTGGATGCGATACTTTGTAAGTGTTTCGCTCGTCTGTTCGAGAAGGTCTTTGCGCGGAACGGTAAATATGATTTTCCTGTCTCGCAGGCGGGCGATGTCTTCCTGTTTCGCCACGGCCTTCATAATCATATAGACCGCCATTGCAGTTTTCCCTGACCCTGTAGGCGACTGGAGAAGGATAGATTTATGGTTTCGCATAGCTGTGCGCAAGGCCACCATAAGTTCCTGTTGGTCAGAGAATAATTCGAGCGCCTTAGTCATCGAGCTTAATCTCCTCGCTGTCGTCGTAAGTCTTCTCAGGCTTTGGAAAATCAAAATCAGGCTGTGCCATACCAATGAACATGTAGCGCGGAACAATAACCGTTGACGTTCTGACCCCGACCGAAAAATAAAGTGTTTGGTTAAACTTCCTCGCCCCTTCCAGTTCTGACAAGCGAGCCTGATAGCTATCCATCCATTCAGTTCCGCGAAGTAGTGACCTTAAGTTCTCGTGCTTTGTTGCAAAGTGAACATCGTTGCCGAGGCAGGCGATGCCATAGCGGCGGAGAAAATTATCTTCATCCGATCCCTTCCTGCCCCCTTCGCTGATTATCTCACCGAAGGACACTTCCTTAAGGACACCCCTCGATGTGAAGCGAGCGAGCGAAGAACAAATATGTTGCAACAGCTTCTCCGGCTCACTCTTATGTTCAATTGTCGTGTGGTCGTTCCAATTATATTTGCTGATCCAATCCAGCGCGAAGTCGTAGGTCACAACGCAAGTAGAATGGAGAAGATAAAGCCCAGCAATCATCGTGCCTATCTGCTCCCCTGCTCTGGCACTGCCCAGAACCTTACGCGCCGCACGCTGGAACGTCTTGATATTAGCGAGCAGGGTTTTCATGTGCTTAATCGTGCGTGCCTGTAGCCTGCGCGAAAACTCGTCTGTGATGTGTTGGTCGAGCATGTCCGTAATCTTGTCGTAATCTGCGATCGCTGTCGTCTTCCGGTTTTTGATAATCCTAAAGAAACTTATCCGGCTTTCGTCAGCAGATTTATTGACTGGCGGATTGATAGATGAGAAGCAGGCTGCGAACCTGATGCGGCTTTCCCCCTGCCCAAACTTTCCGACAATGGCTCCTGTTGTCGCCTTTCTTGCCAGTTCTATAACATCCTTCGTTGTCTGTGTTGGCTCTGCCTCATCATAAAAAATAGGGCGAGCGTCTGCCTTCATGGTCGCGCGCAGCGCTGGCTCTGTGTATCCGCCGCACGCTTCAATCCCGATGCGGCCTAAGATGACTTTCACAATGCGATTAAGAACGGTTGATTTGCCGCTCTCATGCTCTCCGGTTATCCAAATGTGCGGGCGGTATTCCGCTCCCTTCGTGTATTCTAGGCCTCCGCAAACAGGGGCTATGACAAGCCACCCAGCGAGCAGCGCACCGGAAAGAGGATTTTCCCATGTCACAAGCTCACACACGTTCCGGAGAATAACGGCCTCCGCGTTAGTCAGAGGCTCGACATCGTATGGCCTCATCATCTCGACTGTTTGAATGTAGCAGTATTCACTCTTCAACATATCGAAGGGAACGACAATCCCATCAACAAAAAGTTTCCTGCCACAGTTCACAACAACGCGGCCTTCATCCATCCACGCCCCTGCGCCCCTGATATAGTCGTGCTGTTTGAACACACCAATCTTATGACACTCTTGAACCATCGCGTTCTGTGCCATCAGCGCCATTTTTTTATCGCTTACGTTCCCGCCTTTGTCTGAAAAAATTGAGTTCTTCCAATTATCATAGTTATCTAAACAAATAATGTTTTGGATATTATGTTGAGATGGCGACAAGTTAATAATATCTCGTTGCGCGAAGCTGTAATAATAATACAAGCCGCAATAGTGCCCTAAGCACCTAAAGTTAAGCCCGCAAAATCCGCTCGATGGCACTTCAAGCGTTTCGATTTGCGGCTCTGGTGGTGGATAGTCTGGCTCCAAATACCCAGGAACAGGTGGAAAATAATCGCCGCCGTGGGGTTGCTGATCTGGATCGCGGTCTGCGCCCAGCCCCACGGCGGTTTCACCCTTTGCAGGGATTGCATGGACAGCGGCCATAATTTGTTCTGCCACCGCCGCCTCGCCAAACATAATGGCTAGGTCGTTAAAGTCTGTTGGCTTGTTGTCCAAGGGCAAGCCATCGAAGCAGGGCGACACTACGGACGCGCCGCCGCATTTGGCCGCCGCCTGTCGTGCTTTATCTATCCCGACATTCCAAAGCATACCAGCCTCGCGCCAAGCTTCCCAGCGTGGGTCATCTGCTGCCACCTCTCTGGCTATAACATCCTTTGGGCGCTTGCTGTTTTCGAACGTCCAAGCGTCATTGTCGGCGCAGAGGACAAACTTTGCTTGCGGAAACTTCAGCTTCAGCGAGTGAAGGGCATAGACTAGGTTGCCGCTATCAATCGCGGCTGCGACTGGCAGGCCTGTTGCTTGCCGGATTGTCGCGCCTGTTGCAAATCCCTCGCATATTAGAATAATCCCCAAGTCTTCGCCTTTTTTGACGAACGGGAAATAATTCCCTTTCTTTTTCCCGCCGATGAAAAGAAACTTTTTCCCATCTGGTGTAATCCGCTGGATTGAATAAACAAGACCATCCGCGCCATAAACAGGAACAATTACTTCATTCCCCTTGGGACGAAACTTAATGCCATGCGCCTCAATTTGTTTGCGCTGGCAATATAGGTTTTTATTTGGTCTTTCTAGGTTCAGCTTGGGGAGGTTCTTAAAGGCTTTTGTGAGAAGGCGGGCAAGGCGTTTGTGTTTTTTCTCTAGTGCCTCAGTTTTCTTTTCTTCGTATTCCTTAATATGTTTATTTCTTTCTTTGCGCTCTTGCGCCGTCAGCTTGGTTCTCGATTTCGAATGCCAACTGTATTTTTTATCCTGATCCCTTCTGTCCATGTAACAACCATAGGCGAAGTCAGCACCAGCAATCTTCATGGTGTATGCGCCATGGGGTTTATTGCGGCTGTCGCCCTCCATGTAAGCGGGCTGCCATTTGTTATCGGCAATCAATTTGCCGTCTTTTGGATTGAACCCTGCGGCAATCAGCGCAGAATGAAACTCATCTATTAAATCTAACATCAAGACCCCGCTTAACCAGACCAGCATTGCTATAGTGTTATAACGTAAATGGTTTGTCAAACAAAAAGAAACCCCATTTTTCAGGGGCTTCCCTTGTTCAGCCCTCTTGTGCTGTGCGCGGTACAAAGCAGTTGTCTAGTGCGCCTGTCCTCCGGTTGATGTTGTTCACAATCCCGCAAAGGTCATGCACAAAGGTTTTCTGATCCGCGTGCAATAACCGAGTTAAGTCTAGCGGGCATCCGTTAAGGTGGCAGGCTATTAAGTCAACCTCCAAGTCAAGAATGGTCATTCCCTTCCATGTCGGTTGCCCTCTGAAAACGAATAGGGCGCGTTTGGCGATAGCTGTTATTTCTTCAGCTTCTTCTTTCTTTGTTCTCAACGTGACCATGGGCTATTCCTTTCGTTGGGTTGGTTGTGTGTTTGTTTGTATCGTACCGGCCTTTGAGTTTCCCAATTCGCTTTGGTATTGTCGGATTCGCGCTTGCGTTATGGCTAAATCTAATGCCGCGTTTTCCGCTTCACTGTTCATTATGTTTTCCGCAGCCTTGCGCGCCTGCTCTATACAATTACCTTTCTCTGGATACTTACCGGAAAACCCCCAACAAGCATCCAGGTCCTCACCTTCATCATTCTCGATAATAAAACCGTAAACATTCTTGGAATGATCGTCGCTGCAAATGTGGATTGTAAGGCCGCGATAGTTTTCGGTGTAAACTTCATTTTCGTTTGTCATGGGGTATTCCTTTCGTTGTGCATAAGGTTTTCGTTTCTTACACGCCCTTTATATCAGACGTAAAACAATCTGTCAAACAAAAAGATTGACTTTTTTTATTCCCTATGGTAAACATTCACAATCGTAACAAAACAAAGGAGATCACAATGCAAAAATACCTCTTAACAATCGTGGCGCTTGCAGCAGGTGCAGGCGCGGTCTATGGCGGTTTTCTGGCTGGATCGGCTTTCACGGCTGATCATTACCAGCGTGTTGCACTTTCTCGCGGGTTTGGTGAGTTGGATGGGAAGACGCTTCAATTCGTTTGGGCGGAACCCATTGGCTTAAATCTGCCAGCTAGTGTGACAAAATAACAACAACTTACCAAAGGAGGATTAAGATGGAAAAACGAATGTACAAGATCCGGCACAGGGGGGAAACTGTGATGATCGGGGGGCAACCGGAGTGCTTCAGGTTTATGATGCGCCTAGGAGGCTCTAGGATGACCGTAGGCGAGTTTATTTCGTCGGGATGGCAGATGGTACCCGCCAAGCCCTTACCCCTCTCTACGGTCATCCTACGCGATTCTAGGGGGTGTTCATGAAACTCTTCTACAAATTGTGGGGTTGGCGGTTCAGAAACGCGAGAATAGCGCTAACCATTACCCGTTTCCCTGCCCCTCGCACGCCGTTTGATACAGGGGCAGCGGATAAATACTACGGGCGGCCTCGCAATCCTAGCTTTGCGGATTTTTGGGGGCGTATCAGGCGTGATCTGACTGATGAGCAATTCCTGGACTATCTGGCTGGATACGAAGCGGAGATTGGGAGTAAAGATTGGGGGGGGGAGGGAACGGACTAGGGAACGGGCTAGGAACCGGACTGAAAAAAAGGCTCACTTTGCGGTGAGCCTTTTCTTTTTTCAGATGTCAAAATTAGGGCGCGGCGCGGCGCTTTTTGCTCCGTTGTTCCCTAGAAAAATACGCGATTAGCGCCTTTTCTATGATTTCTGACATGGTTGTTTCGTTGTTAATCGCTTCTATTTGCAGCGTTTTTTTGGTTGAGCTACTGATTGAGACGTGCATTCGCCTGTGTGTTTCTGACATTTGGTTCCCTTTCCGTGTTGAGAGTTTCCGAAACGGTAGCCTTAAACGCGCAGGGGAGTCAATGGCTACAGACACGTGGAAACCGCCTTCACGGGCGGTTTTTCAAAACGCATAATCGGTTTTGCGTTTCTGCTCCAGTGTTTTCAGTGGGTTAGGTGTAAAACGCATAATCGGAAATAATACTTTCTGCGTTTTACGTTTTCGTGTTACTGCATTGGAATAGCTGACGTATTCGGTTTTTTTTCTATTACTTTCATGCAAAACGCATAATTTTCCAGGAAAATACAGGGGGTCAGGCGCGTGCGCGTAGCGCGTGACGCGCGATGCGCATGCACCCGCGTATGAGGCGAATTTTATTGACATAAATTATGCGTTTTATCTTATTATATATATATTTTTATATATAAATAATAATAATAATAAGGGGTTAGGGCTGGACCGCAAAACGCAGAAAGTATTAAATTGAATTATGCGTTCCACATCCGTAACGACCGGATATTCGCCTTCTCTTTCATCGGCTTATACCCTATAACCACAAACGCATAATATTTTTTAAAAAACGCATAATGCATTTCATCCCGTGTTTTGCAGGGTCAAATAATACTTTCATGTTTACAAAAATTATATCAATTGCGTAACGACGGCCTTTTTCCCCTTCGCACCAAAGTGTTATCGTTTTTACGTAAAACGCATAATGACACGAAAAGCAAACGGGTTTTTAGCCCTCAAATCACTGAAAAATACCTCGAAGTGTTAACAAAAGGTTAAGAAATTAACTTGTGTCGAAAAGTGTCCCCAAAAGCTAGGCTGGGCAAGCTGCGCGTTGAGGACGGGCGTTAACCATTTCCGATGAAGATTTCAGGGCTGACCGACGAAAAAACCGCCCCCCAATCGTTAATTTTTCAGCCTGCCCGCCCTGAATATCGGAGCTTGACACATCCGCCTGCCCTCTGCTACCTCTCTTACAAGGCATAAAACCGCCTCAACTAGTGGGAAAGGTCACGAACAATGAAGATGTATCCAGCACTAAACGAATCCGTTTCCTACGCCCGCGCCGACGAAAAGGGCGTGACACATACAGGGACAGGCAAGGTTCAAGCTATCTTCATCGGCTCACCTGATCGCCGTTTGATGGTGCAGGTTAAGGACGAAACAGAGGCAGCTTGGAACGTCGATTTGGCGATGATTAACCCGACTGAAGAAGAGCTTGCCGCGTATCGGGATGCTGTCAAAGAGGTGCAGGCTATCACTGAAGAGGGCAACGGCAAGGTTAAGGCTATCGTTGACGAATACAACGATAAGGTGCAGGGTATTTATGTCAGCGTTCTGGGCAATGCAGTCGAGGCCTAACCAAGCGGGGTGCGATGTTGTCAACTATGGCTAGTGATAGAGAGCGTAAGTTTTGCGAAGAATACGTCATCGACTTTAACGCCTCACGCGCCGCTACCGCTGCTGGCTTTGCCGCGACAACCGCTTCTAGTGAAGCTTACAAAACACTGAAACGGCCAGATGTCCAAGAATACATACGATTCTTGAAAGGCGAGCAGACAGTCAGGGCAAAGGTCAATGCGGATTACGTTCTTTCGGCTATCGTTGATACACTGGAACGTTGCAAGCAAGAGGTAAAACCAGTTTACATGGCAGGCGGCGGAGGCGGCGGGGCTAACGTGCAACAGACCGAAATTGATAAAGACGGTAATCTGGCTGCAGTATATAAGTACGATGCCAAAAGCGTGCTTAAGGCCGCCGAATTGCTTGGCAAGTCATTAGCCATGTTCACGGACGTTGTTGACCAGCGCATGACGTTCACGCAGATGCCAGACGTGAGGATTGGAACGGCAACGGGCGAAACCAAAGCCCTGTCCTTTGACGTGGGAGAAGCGCCTAATCCGCCCAAAGCCGTTTCTTGACTTTTTAACAATTTTATAAGACACTCGCGGCAGGGGGATTCATGCCAGTTAAACCTTTCCAATACCTAGACCAGTCGAGTGGAGCCATCGTCAATGATGCTGTCCTGCCTTCGTGGGCGCTGGCCTTGGACGATGTTGGCGATCCTGTGAAGATGGGCGCGTATTCAGATAGGACGGTTCACTTCTACGGTGTATTCAGCGGCGGGACAGTCTCGCTTCGTGGATCCAACCTGCCAAGCCCTGATCCAGAGGACGACGGCCATTGGTTCACACTAACAGACCCGAAATTAACCACAGCCCTTGAAGGAATTGCCACGCCTTCTGGTTATGTGCTCTACGAAAATCCGTTGTTCATCTCACCGAAGCTTGTTGGTGGTGATGGTGCAACGTTGGTCAATGTCTCAATTCTAGGAAGGAAGCGCCAATGAGCTTCACGCAAGTCCCGCCGGACAGTACAGGCAACAAGATTGACACTGTGACGCTCACAGATGGGGTTGACACGGTTCATCGTCAGGTTGTTGTGATAGGTGATGATGGTTCTGGCAGTGACGTGGTATCACAGTTAAAGGTACTCACGGACACGTTAGTTTTTGTCGCGGGTGCGATACTAGAGAAGATGCCGCGTGTAACTGGGAACGATCAGGTGGCAGTGTCTATCGAAGGCGGTTCTGTAGGGATTAACAGCGGGACGACACTTTCCTATATTAGCACGATCAACGCTATTGGTGGGCGTTGGGCGAACGGGGATAACATGAACCAAGCAGGGGTTCTTCACCTTTACAATCAAATTGTGGTGGTATAAATGACAACGACCGTTAACCTACGCAAGCTTCTTCATCGCAAAGCATGGGAGAGTTGCACGTCTTCGCCAGCGGTAACGAATGCGGGTGCATTTGTTGTCAACGACCGCTTTAACTTGGTTGGCGACTTGAGCGCTGCGCTTGTCACAGGTGTATCGGCTATCTATATTTATCAAGGGAAAGAGGATGCATGGCAGCAGATACCTAACTCTGGCATTGCGGGAACCTATGCGGCGGGGGCTTGCGGTTGTTTTCGCGGGTTTGGCGCGATGGGCGGGTCATTCACACAGACGGCCACAGCGGGAACGACAACGACAATCACGACGAACCGGACGATTGTCAAAGGCTTGACTGGTTGCAAGGTGCGCGTTATCGCAGGGGCAGGGGTTGGTTATGAAGGCGCGGTAGTGTCGAACACGCTTGGCGCTAATGCTGTTTTAACCGTCACGCCCGCTAGTGCTGTTGCGTTTGGCTCGACGACACAATACCAAGTGTACTCTGGTTCTGTTTGGTTTATGAACGCAGGGACAACGGCGGTTGGGTTTTCTGTTTATGATTTAGCGACGAATGTGTGGACTGCTCGGTCTGTCACGGGTCTTCCGACCGCATGGGGCACAGACGGCAAGCTGATTCCGACTGGTGGTGCTGTGTCCTCGATAGCGACTGGGACGGCCACAGCGGGGGGAGCTTCAACGCTCACGAATAGCGCGAAGACTTGGGCGACGAACATGTGGGCGAACTATCAGGTTCGCATCACAGGCGGCACAGGGCAAGGGCAGATCAGGACGGTTTCGTCTAACACCGGAACGGTTTTAACAGTCTCGGCGGCATGGACGGTCACACCTGACGCGACCTCGACCTATTCGATTGAAGGTAACGACGATTACCTGTACCTGTTTGGGAACAACGCGGTGGCGATTTATCGTTACAGCGTTGCGGCGAACACATGGACGTTACTTGCACCGGTAGCGGCACGCGCTGCTGTTGCTGGGGCGGGCTGCACAGGAAGCTGGATTGAGAGCGCACCGGGATGGGATAACGAGACACAGGTTGCGCACTACTCGACAACGGTTTTCAAGCAGAACGCACGTTATATTTATTCGTTCCGAGGCGGCGGGTCTTCATGGTTAGATATTTACGACATCGCCGCGAACACATGGATTTCAACAGTTTCATACGGAGGGCAGCTAGAGACGTTCACGACAGGATCAAGCGCAGTTGATGTTAACGGCGGAATCCATATTGGCAAGGAGGCTACTGGGCGGTTGTTTAGGTTAGACGTTGACTGCAACTGCCTACAGCCGCTTGCCACGAACACGAACCAAGCCGCGTTAGGTGGGACTGCCGTTGCAGGGGACAAGCTGTTTATTCTCTCGTACACAGACGGCGGGACAACGATTAATTTTCTTTATGCGCTGCGCAACTCGGCAGCCGATCTTGTGCGAATGCTTTTGGTCTAAGGGGGGACTATGGACACAGAAATCTTTGAACACGCGAACGGCTTTGGGTATCGCGTTGGGAACGTCTTTCAGGAATACGATCCTGAAAGAGAGGGTTTTACGCCGATGACACGCGAGCGAGCAGAAGCCATGGCGGCTGTTATCGCTGAAAGGGTTTTGTAATGCTTCTTGCGCTGTGGGCAGGGTTTTGGAAAGAGAGTGACTGGGCGGGGACAAGCGGGTTGAGCCGTGGGTTCTTCACAGTTATCAGGCGGCGCAGGCGATGATTGGCGCTGACCATTTCTTGACTTTTCCGTGTTTTTGTGGGCATGTTCAGGGGCAACAAATGGAGGTCTCATGCTCAACTTAATCAACATCAATAATCCGACTGTTTCCTTAACGGCAAGCTCGACCACTTCAAGCGTGGCGCTTCCCGCTCATGTATCTTCCCACATCCTGATTGATAACTCCTTCGCGGGGGCGCTTGATTGCTACGTCAAAAGCGGCCTGAGTGATGTTGTCGCCGCTGTTACTGATTTGCATATCGCGTGCAATGAGAAGGCTACCTATGAGATTGATCCATCACATACGCACGTTGCTGCTATAACCTCCACTGGAACGACTGTGCTGAAACTCGTTAAAGGGAATGGCGTTTAATGCTACTTCACAACCACGATAGGGCACGGCAACGGTCCAGGGGGCTAAACCAGTCGCTCTTGAATATTGATTGGTCGTTCTTAAGCAGCGTCCCTAGCTCGCTGACGTTTGAGCGTTTGAGTGTTGGAACGTATTTTGACAGCACGGGGGCGCTTGTAACGGCTACGGATAATATTCCTCGCTTTGACCATGACCCTGTGACGCATGAGCCTTTGGGGTTACTGATAGAGTCACAGCGGCAGAATTGCGTTTATCCTAGCGTTATTACTCCAGGTGTTTGGGCGGGCTATGGCTCTCCCTCGTACACAAATATAACAGCGCTTGACGGCACGAATACAGCATTGGACGTTACGAGCACTGCCTCTTTGTTCGGATACAGCAAAACCGCTAGTGTTTCCCCAAGCACGAAATATACTATGTACGCGTATATTAAGGCTATCAGCGGTGTTGGGACGGGCAGAATGCGCCTAGGGTCGTCTTCAGCCGTTTGGGGGACAGGCGTAAATTGCGCGGTATATTTCAGGCCATCCGACAAAACCTTCACAGTGAGTAGCGCCGCTGTTGAAGCTTACGGATACAAGGAGCTAGGCGATGATTGGTTTATGGTCTGGGTGACTGGGACTACAACCGCGACGGCATCTTCTGCTACGATGTACTGTTATGGCGAAACTATAAACGCACATTGGGGGCTTTGGAACTTTCAGATTGAGGCAGGGGCTAAGGCGACCAGTTTCATTTATACAACGACAACGGCGGTCACACGCGCTGCGGACTTCCTATACACGACTGACCTGTCTTGGTTTAACCAAACACAAGGGTGCTTTCTTGTTGAGCTATCTGTCGAGGCACTTCCCGACAATGGGGGGTCTTATGGCTATTATGTCTCATTCGATGCTGGGTCGATGACGAGTTATCTTTTACAAGGGCTGACACCAACCAATGCTCTTTGTGGGGTAGTAACAGGTGCGAACTTTTCTGCTATGAGTATAGGTGGAGTTACGCTAGGCACTGCATTTAAGTCAGCATTTTCCTATACCTCTGGGAATAACGCGTTCGCTGCTAAGGGGCTTCTTGACGGGGATGGAGCACTTCGAACTGCGTCTTTGGGAGGAACACTAACGCGGCTTAACTTTGGGGATGTCACCTCTGGGGGCAGGCGTGTGATAATTCATCTTCGGCGTTTCCAATACTGGAAGTACACTTTCTCTGACGACGACTTAAAAAGGATCACGACATGATGGACACCTATATCAAGGCTAAGTCTTGGGCAGCTATGAAGGCCTTTCTCACAACGGAAGTTGAAGGACAGCTTATGCCGAATATCAATTTCCAAAACATTATTCAGCCAATGAAAGGCCGTGACGCGATAGCGGCTGTCGGCAAGGAGGGTGAAGAAAATTACGTCCCTGAGCAAACCAAGCGCGGTGATCCTGAATACTGGTACACCTGCATCCGGTCGGAGGAGGATGTTAAAAAGCTACCAGTCGGCATTGTTGCCGCTGATCATGATGAGGCTATTCCTTTGGTTGGTGTTTGGGCATGAAAGACCTTCCGGCTAGACTTTTAATCGAGCGGACAAAAGCGATAAAGGCGCGGCGCGGAAAACGGATTGTTGTTTTATACGACGATGCGATCACAGCTATTGAAGAAGGCGCGAAGGATCGCATCGAGCGTAACTTATGGCGCGGGATAGGCTGGCTGTATATGGCGCTTGCGTTTTGGTTTTTCTTTTTGTGGGTGCGCGATGAGCGATTTCTCTTTTGACACTGAAAGGCTTGTGCACAAAGACCGGATCACGGCTATCCACGATATTGTCGAGCATCTCTTTTCTGCTGGCAGGGAGGAAGCTTGGAAGGCGGCACTCAAACTCACCGTGTTCGAAATGTTCGAGAAGTCTGACAACGGGTTTAAAAAGGTTTACCCTGAAATGCCGAAAGAGATGCAATACGCTGCCCATATTTTTAACATCGTTAAACTCAACACAGCGGGGTTACCATGACGACAGAAGACACACAATGTTCTTGTTTAGCTTGTGATCCTGTATCGGGAGAGATCGGGCGGCCTTGCACGAAAGATAGAGGGGCTACGGAAGGGAGATGCACTATCCTTTCCGTTGACGCGAATGATCCGGACGTATTCGACTTGGGCTTTCGGTCTGGACGTTTAAAGGGGTTTTCAGAGGGCGTTGCCTACGCACGCGCAGAGCTTACGCAGGACATGGACGCAAGCCGGAAGCTCTCAATTGTTGGGGGCGTTGATTACCCTGACAACGCGAATGGTTCGTGAATGGGCAGGATAACAGATTTTATTGATTTGTTACTCGCGATAATGCTCGGTGGGTTTCGATGAATGAAAGCATCGAGCCGATAGGCGCAGAGGAGCCGTCCAATCTTCCACGGTTAGGAGAGATGACGATCCCAATAATCCTGCAGCTTCCTGAGAAGCTGATGCCTATGGTGACGGCCTTCAACGAATACACGCTGTTCTTGCTGGAAGGTGGGCGTGGTTCTGGGAAGTCACACAGCGTTGCGCGGTTTCTTCTTTTCCTCGGTGAGAAGCGGAAACTTCGCATTGTGTGTGGGCGTGAAATCCAAGCCAACATCGAAGAAAGCGTTTACACGCTCTTGAAGGATTTGATTGGCCAATACGACTTATCCTATGAAGTTTTCAAACATAAGATTGTGCACAAGTGGAGTGGTTCAGAGTTCCGCTTCAAGGGTTTCCGTGAGCAGGGGAACGTAAGCGTTAAGGGGCTTGAGGGCATTGACGTGTTGTGGATTGACGAAGCGCAGTCGATCACGAAGCCGACGCTTGACATCATCATGCCGACGATTCGCAAGGAAGCCGCACGCGTATTCTTCACGATGAACCGCTACATGCGCGATGATGCGGTTCCTGAATACTGCGTCGGGAACGCCGACTGCCTTCACATCAAGATCAACTATCACGAGAATACTTACTGCCCGTTGTCTCTAAAGGTGCAGGCAGAGGCGATGCGCGAAAAGAGCGAGCGCGATTACAATCACATTTGGATGGGTCTGCCGCTGCAACAGGCGGACGACTACCTGTTCAACCTCGAAAAGCTTCATAGCTGTTATGGCCGCGTGGCCTTTGGTGATCGCGTAGGAAGGCAGCGGGTTCTTGCTATCGATTTTGCGGCGCAGGGGAACGATCAATGCGTTGGGACTGTGCTTGACCGTTTAACCAATCAGCACTGGAAGTTGTCGGAGCGCATTCCATGGGATGAACCGGATACGATGGTTTCGGTCGGGCGTATTGTTGCCATGATAGGCGAGATGAAGCCTAACGTCACGATCATCGACATCGGCGGGATGGGGAAGCCTGTCTTTGATCGTTTAATCGAAGTCGGGATGAAGGTTATTCCGTTTGATGGCGGCGCGACGCAGGGTATTGAGAAAGACCATTACGGGAATTGGCGTGCGCAGGGGTATTACACGGTGCGCGAATGGCTTGACCAAGGGTTCCTCATCGTTGACAAGAAGGACGCGGAGGTCGTAAAGCAGCTTGAAAAGATCAAGATGAAATACCGCTCGAACGGTATCCGCATGATCCAGCCCAAAGTTGATATGAAGGCGGATTTAGGCTACTCTCCTGACGATGCAGACAGCTTGATGATGGCGATTGTCGGGGCGGCCTACCATCTACGCGGGTCATCGAACACGATAGCTGGGAACGATGGGACGGGCTATAAGCGCAAGTACGATGGTTCTCGACGCAAGATTTGAAACATGGTAAACTGCGACACGCGAAAGGACGGACATGGCCATCACTGTTGAAATTATTGAGAAGGGCGACGAAGCTGCGATCAAGCAGATTGTTTCCCTTTCCGGCGTTTTCACTAACGAATGCCTGTTGTTTCGCACGCTTGTGTTTGACGAAAGTAAATGTTCAGTTTTTACCCATAAAGTGCAGCAATGCGGCGACATAATTCTTGCTTGTGTGGACGGGGTAGCGGCTGGCTATTCGGCTGTTGTTGAAGATGATACGGTTACAGAGAAACCGAGGCTTGAAATGGTGACGTTTTACGTTCACCCTTCGTTTCGGAATAGTGGTGTTGGGGCAGCGCTGGCCGACAAGGTTGTTGAGTTGATCGACGAGCGCGGGAATGGATATTCGCAGTTGGCTATTTGTGCGTATTTTGAAAATGATCGTGAAATCATACAACGCGCAACAGAACTCCTCTTCAAGCGGAGAGGTTTTAAGCAAGTTGGTGTAATCCTTGGAAAGATGGGAGACGAAAAATGAAGTTTTTTGGAAAATTGTTTGGTGGCGGTGATGAGCCAAAAGTTTCACCTGATGCGGGTAATGAGACTAACGCTGAGAAGCGCAAGGTAAAACAAAGCCGCTCAGCGCTTCTAGGGACGCTTGGCGGCGTTGTTGGTGATGAACTTAATCCTGGCGAAGTCAAGCGGCGCACGTCCCTTCTCGGTAATTAAAAAAAGGGGTAAGAGAAATGAAGTTTGTCTCAAAAATGGGTGCTGGCGAGGAGAAACCAAAGGTTGAAAAAAGGTCTGATTACATGCTCGATGTTACGGGTCCCCCTGCGCCAAACACAGCCTTCTTACCCAATGAAGGTTTAGTTGTGGGTATGATCGATAAACCAAGCCGATCAGCGATCTTGAAACCTGCCGCCGAAGCCCGATCAACGCTTTATGAAACCGAAGGCGGCGGCGAGGGGGATGAACTTGAACCTGGTGAAGTCAAGCGGCGTAAAACGCTTCTAGGAAATTAAGGCGAAGGAAGCCAAGCTATGAAAACGCAATTCGAAAATGTCTATGAGCTTTACTCCGCGTGCAAAACCGAATGGGAGCGGAATAGGCCTAAGTGGCTAGACATTTCTCGATTTGTTGGGATCACTGTTGATGTTGATTACGTTTACAACAGAGGCTTTGGCACGAAGACAGGCCAAGACGTTGACCAATACGTTGATGATCCGACGGCAGCGTTGTGCGTTAATCAGGCTGGCGATTACGTTACAGGCATCATGTGGGGAACAGGCGAGAAGGTTTTTGACCTTATTCCGTCTCGTTATGTGACAGAGTTTGTTGACAGCGAAGTTGTTGAGGATTACTTCGCTTTTGCAACAGACCAAACGCTTTACCACATGAACCATTCTGACGCAGGGCTTTCGACGGCCATGAAGTCATATGCTTATGACCAGCAGGGATTTGGGACATCTGGTATTGGGTCATTCCTTAACAAGCAATTTCTGCGCGGTGTGTCGCACAACGCTTTGGTATTCAGCAACCACGGCGTTGATAATCTTATGATTGACGAAGGGCGTGGTGGACAATGCGATATTGTGTTTGTCAATTACAACTGGAAGATTAACAGGATTGTTGGCGAGTTTTGTATGGACGGCGGAGATCTTGACCAACAGAAGTTTGGGGAACTCCCGACAGTTATGCAGGACGCGCACAAGCAAGGTAATTACAACACTAACTTTAGGATTGTGTTTGGGTTTTTCCCGCGAGACGATTACGACCCTAAGTTAAAGGGGAAGCGTGGGGCGAAATATAAAGGCGTGTGGTTCTTGGACGACGCGCACGACAACAAGACCTTCTATGAGGAAGATTTCATTGACCGTCCGATCGCCGTAGCGCGAGCCATTAAGGTTCGCGGAGAGGTTTTTGGGCGGGCAGCAGGAACACTTCTCAACAGCACGATTAAGGGCGTAAACTTTTTAGTGGGGACAGCAATCGAGGTTGTTGAGAAAATGTCTAACCCGTCTATTGGGTTGTTCAGCAATTCGATCTTCGGTGAGAGCGTCCTCGACACGTCGCCCAACGGGTTGACAGTGTTTAACCAAACGCTTGCAGGCGGGACGCAATCTCCTGCTTTCCCGATTTATGACGTTGGCGATCCTTCTGCTATTCTAAAGTTCATTGTTCCTTACATGAATGAGAAGATCACCACAGGCTTTAAGGTTGATGCACTGCTTGATTTCTCATCGGCCAAGGAAATGACGGCGACAGAAAGCTTGCAGCGCTATGCCATACGCGGCAAGTCTCTCGCGGGTATGTTGCTTCAGCAGAAGAACGAATGTTTGGTTCCGATAACCAACAGGTCTGTTTCGCTCTTAATGTCTATTGGAGAGCTTGGCGTTGATCCTACCGACATGAATAAGGTTAAGCAGTTGCGCCAGCTTGGGCAGAGTCGTCGTATTATTCCCGATGCCGTTTTAGAAGTAATGAAATCTGGGAAGCCATGGTTTGAAATCCGGTGGAACAACGAGCTTGAAAAGCTGGTTAGGACGGAATCCGTTCAGAACCTGATGCAGATTATCAACGCGATAACGGCTATAGCTGGTTTATACCCTTCGATTATTGCGGCTATTGATTGGTATAAATTATTGAAAGATATAAACGAAAACCTTGACGTTAACAACCAAATCCTTCTTACTGAAAGGGAGTTCAAAGCTCAGGTCGCCGCAGCCGCTGAACAACAGGCTCAAATGATGGCGATCCAAGCTGGCGAGGTCGCATCGAAATCTTCGGCCAATATGGCGCGTGCGAACAAGGAAAACACAGAGGCAAAAAATGCAGTCTGAGACTAAGAGTAATCCAACGACAACGGCGGAAAAGCTTCAAGAGCAACAGGCCGCACGCGAACAGGGCGAGGGTATCGCCAAAGAACGCGCTGAGGATTACAAGAAAGCGATTAATGGCGTTGTCTCGACCCCTAACGGCGAGCTTGTCATGAAGGCGTTTGTCAAGGCGCTTGGTGTCTTTGCGGTAAAGCCGAACCGCGATGGCATGGCCTTGGTTAGCGATAAGGCGTTGCGTGACTTCTATCTCACGTTCATCAGGCCTTATCTTGATGAAGACCTTCGGCGCAACATAGAAAACTAAGAAAGGATTAACATGCCTGAAGAATTCCAAGGTGATTCCCCCGCTATTGCGGATACGGGATCAGCAGGGACGGGGGCGACCCAATCTCAGCAAGGCGTAGAAGGGGCACAGACAGGGCAGGAAGGCGTTGGACAGCAAGCGCGGCAGGGTGGTAGCCCACAGACTGATCTAGTCATCCCAGACGCTTACAAAGAGCGTGGATGGGCAGGGAAAGTGAAGAGCGTCGAAGATGCCTTCAAACTCATAGACAATCAGGATCAACTCATCGGGAAGAAGACAGTAACGGCGTTGGATTACACCAAGGCCACGCCGGAGGAAATAGCTGAGCATCACTCGAAGCTGGCTCCAAAGGACGCATCTTTGTACAATTTCAATGCTTCTACTGACGACAAGGTAGCCTCGGCTGTTGGCGATGTGTTTATGAAGGCTGGCATTAACGAATACCAAGGTAAACAGGTGCTCCAGCTTTTGCATCCAATGATTAAGGAGATTGAGAAAGCGCAGAACCAAGATGCCGTATCAGAAGAAGGGTACGCAAAGCTTGCGCAGGCTGCATTTGGTGAGACCTTCAAGACCAATCTAGGCAAGGCTGAGGCCACGCTAAAGCAGTATGCGCCGGACGACGACAGTAAAAAAGTCTTTGACACTATGCCAAATAGCCAGAGGATTGCTGTTGACAAGACGGTTAACAAGATCGTCGAAGGCTATGAAGCGCGTATCTCGAAAATCCTGAAAGAGCATGGTATTCAGGAAAGTGGCGCACAAGGAGCAGGTGGGCTAGGGAAGATGGCTGGAAACCTCGACGACCAGCGCCGCGACATCCGCTCGCAGATCAGGGGCATCGAAAGCCGTCCACACACGGCGGCAGAGAAACAGGCCTTGATCGAAAAGCTCGCTTCAACATACACCAATAAGTAAAGGAATAGGAACATGAAAGCTCTTAAACTTACAATCTCCGGCTCATATCGAAACGCCAAGCATGAGGCGATTGACTTCGAAAACGTCACAGGTATCGTGCCTGTTGTAGAGCATGACCTGGCCGTTTATCATATGCAAAGTCGCTATGCGCTTCGCTGGATCAAGGCGGCATTAACATCTGACGGCGACAAGATGTATCCTGAGCGTGTCGATGATATGCGCCAGACCTTCACGGATAATTTCGAAGAGGTCGATGTCACCCTTTCCTTCCTCGGCAAGAACATCAAGGACATGACCGCTGACGAGCTACAAGACCTTGCAGCCTACAAAGACCTTCGGACGATCCCCCTGCCGCAAGAGGTTTCCGGCGTATCGTTGCGGGAGCTTCGTGTAGCAGCGTATGCCGCCTATTCGGATGCGTTTAACGGGACAAGTCTGATGAAGGAAAAAGATCAGGAAGGGTTTAATTACGCAACGCTTCCTGCTCTCGTTATCGCAGGGGAGGCTAGGCGCGATCCGACGGTCAAGCTGACGAACGAAGAGGTTCTTGAGCTGGAACAGAAAAGGATGGACGTTTCCTCAACACCGAAGTCGAACATGACCATTGACGACCTTCGTAAAGTGGCGAAACAGAAGAACATTCAAGTCTCGGCTAATATGGGATTTGACGATCTCTACACAAAGATTTATGGTGGTTCATAATTCCTGATGGTTGGTTGGGAAGGAAAAGGGGCGGCCTTCAAGCTGCCCCTTTTTTATTACTTGCATAAAAGTTAATTTCTGTTATTATTACTTTCGGATACTCGCGTCCTGCGACCCATGATGGCCACCAGCCGAAAATGGTAGAAAGCCCGATATTATCGGATACCTTTCGAGAAAAAAATCACACATCAAACTTAGCAAGGAGATTGGAAATGCCTTCCAGCACATATAACCCTAGCATCGATCAGGGCGCGAAGCTGAACTTCATTGACAGCTTTTACGAACTGGCGCAGCAAACCAAGTCCCAACTCGTCGCCACCGGAGCAATCAAGTGGCTTCCGTCGAAGGGCAAAACAAACAACATGGCTCGTATCGGCAAGATCGAGCTGCAAGAAGTTGCTACCCGCAACCCTGACAAGCAATATGGTGATTACGCGCTTGATAACCGCCAGTTCTCGAAGAAGCGTTTTACGCGAACTGTCACCATTGACGCGAAATACGACATCAACGAACTGCTTAAAGACCCGACATCGGACATCTTGACGCAGCTCAACAACGCCAAAGAACGTGTAATCGACCGTATTGCGATTGCCGTTGCCGTTGGTAGTGTTTTGGTTGGTGCGCCTGATACAGCTCCTTCATCGATCTCTGCCGCCACAGATGGCGTTCTGACGATTGATGCGACGGCTGGCTTTGTTTATACGACTGTTCAGAAAATCACGCAGAACTTCGTTAACAACGATGTTGATATGATGACGGCTCTGCGCTCGACGATCTGCATCACGGGTAAAGAAAACACGTCTCTGATGGGTGAAGATAAGTTTATCAACACCCGCTATATCAGCGGCCTACCCGTAGAACAGGGCGTTATGAAAAAGGCTGGCACTTACCCAATCGTTCTCTTCGCTGGGTCTGAAAACGGTGGCATCCAAGTCACAAGCCCTATCTTGCCCGAAGCCACGACAACGCGCTCTTGCGTTGTTCTTGCGCCTGAGAGCATTGCTATGGCGATGGAGATTGGTGATGTCAGTGTTGAGAAGGCCAGCACGAAGGTGAACTCGTATGACATTACCATCGATCTTTGGATTAATGGTATGCGCACCGAGGGCGTGAAGGTTCAACTTGCCACCACAACGATGTAAGACAGGGGAGGCGGTGTAACAGCCGCCTTCCTATCTCGAAACAAGTCTCTAAAGGAGAAAAACAATGTCAGATAAAGTAAACAACCTCCTTACTTCCTCGGCTCGCAATGCGCGTTTCGAAAGTGGTAAGCAGGCTATGGTGGTTGACTTTCAAACGTCTATCACTGCTGCGAACTCTGCTGCTGGCGACAAAATCGTTTTGGCTGCGGGCTTGTCCTTTGCCGATCGCATTTCGTCCGTCCGCACAGGTGGTCAAGGCACTCCTGCCTTGACAGGTGCTACAGACAACGACCTCGGCTTCTGGTATAAGAATGCCGCTGGAACATTAGTGGAACTGGATAAGGATATTCTGTGGAACGGCATCACGCTCGCCACATCTGTAACCTATCCTGACTTGCTGACGGGGTTTAACTCTGCGCTCGACCGCTCGATGAATATCGGGCAGTTGCTTAGCAAGGGTGTTGACCAAGAACCCGCTGGCGGTGTCTTCCTCGTTTTGCAGACGAACAACGCAAACACGGCTGCTGGCCCTCTGTTGCTGAACTTGTTCATCGACATCGACGAGGCTACCACGGCCTAAACGTGTTAGGAGGCGGTGTTTGTCCCGCCGCCTCCTTTACGTCTTTTTGATAAACGAGGTTCGCCATGGCTATTAATTCAAAAGTTGATCTTTGCAATATGGCGCTTGGCCACCTAGGTAATTATGGGACAGTTCTGGATATAGACACGCCGACGAATGACAAAGAAATCACATTCACACTTTGGTACGATATTTCACGCCAAGCCTTCCTTAAATTAGCCATTCCTAACTTCGCCCTTTGCCGTAGAGTTGTTTCGCTGCGAGACAAATCACCTCCGTTCGGCTCATCGCTTGGCTATCAATATGCGTATGAATACCCGACCGATTGCCTTAAGGCGCTCGGCATAGGAGAGATTAGGGAAAAGGAAAATAATTTCTCCGTTGAAGGCCGCGATATTTGGACAGAGGAGGCTTATGAGAGTGGGCTGCCGCTTCGGTTCATTAAGGATATTACGGACGTTTCTGTAATGTCGCCAGAGTTTAAGATGGAGTTCTCGTATTATCTGGCCACGAATGTTTGTCTTTCCATCACGCAGGATTCGGCAAAGGCTGCGAATATGAAGAAGGAGCTTCCTTTAAAAATAGTGTCGATGAGTGCGCTCAATGCCCAAGAGAACACACCCGCCCGTATTAGTAATTCGAGATTTAAAGAAGCCAAATGGAACGGGTTCGTTTCGGAGGTCGGGAAACTATGAGAGTTGTAACAAGCTTCAACAACTTCGCCCGTGGTAAAATCGATCATGATATGATGGGGCGCTTTGATCTGCCGATTTACAGGTCTGGTGCGGATGTTGTCCAAAACTTTTTCACAAACTACAAGGGTAATGCGATCTATCGTACTGGCTTTAAAGAGATGCTTGGCGAGGCCTTCCAAGACTGCGCCTTCCAAGAGTTCAAGTTCCGCGACGATCAAAACTATCTGCTTGTGTTTTACGACTTGAAGATACGGTTCCTATCTTACGATAGCAGCGGAACCTTTGGGTGGGTTCTCGATAGTTCAAGTAACATTCTTGAGGTAACGACGGTTTACACTTTGGAGCAGTGCAAAGAGCTTCAATTCACGCAAAACGCTGATGTGACGATTATCACACATCAAAGCCACACGCCAAAGATATTAACCCGTGTGTCGGCTAACAGCTTTACGATTGCGGATTACACCTTCACAGGCGGAACACCGCCGTTCGGGTCTGGGCAATATCCGAAGTGCTGCCTGTATTACAAGGGGCGGCTGTATTTCGCTGCCACCGATGCAAAGCCGACGACTGTGTGGGGGAGTGAAAGCGGCCAATACAACAACTTTGTTATTCCGTCCACAGTCACAGATGCGTCGCCTCTACAGTTTACAATAGCCGATCTCACGCAACCTATTGAATGGCTGTTCGGCGGAGACAACTCTCTTATAGCTGGCTCTGCTGACGCACCTGTCGCGATAAATGGTGGTTCTGTAGGCGCTGCGATCAAAGCAGACACGATCGAGGCAAACTTGACATCGGCGGATGGTTGCAACAAGGTCACTCCGTTCAAGAAGGATGGGTTAGTATTTTACGTTGGGAAGAATAGCAGGAATGTTTACTATTTCAGCTACGATCTTCTGACAGAGAGCTTCATCGGGGAAGACGCGAACTTTGTTTCTTATAACATTACGACAACCGGCATCAAGAAAATGCGCTGGAAAAAAGACCGTGACGACCTTGTTTATTTCATACGAACGGATGGCCAGTTACTCTCGCTTAATTTCAAGCAGAAGGAAAGTATTATCGGGTGGCACACTCATACCACAAACGGTGTTGTGAAGGATATAGCCGTCATCACAGACAACTCCGGCGACCCTCAATTTTTTGCGCTCGTATATAGAAACTCTGATTTCTATATCGAGAAGCTCGCGGAGCATATCCAATTCTCAGAGCGCGTATCGTTTTTTTCTTATGAAGAAGGCGATAACAGGGAGGAGGCTACACAGAGGGACGACGAGGCCTACAACAGATATGTCGCGGAACAACTCGGCGATTGCGTGTACCTTGATTGTGCGTCAAGCGTTTCTGATTTGAAAAGCAACGCTATCACATATACTCCTGACGACGAGCTTTTAACCGCTACGAATGATGTGTTTTCCTCTGGTGACGTAGGCAAGCATATCTCTTACAAAACGATCACGGGATATGAAAGCGGAAGATTCGAAATCCTATATTATGTAAGCCCTAAAGTTGTAGGCGTTGGCGTAGTTCAAGAGCCGACAAGCAACACATACACAGACTGGTATTTGTCTTTTTCAACGCTCACAGGTCTTTCCATCTACGATGGAACGTCTGTTGGTGTTTCGACTGACGGTGGGTTCCTGTCAGATTTCGACGTTTCCGACGGGACTATAAACCTCGGTTGCCAATTTTTTAAAGTACACGTCGGATACCGCTACACTGGTATTATAAAATCGTTCTGTCTCGGTCTTCAAATAGGAGCGGAGAACACGCAGGCAACCTATAAATCTATGTCTCGCATAGGCATAAGAACCGTTGCCTCTGCTGGCTGCAAGTTCGGCTCGTCTTTGTACCGTCTTGCCGATGTTCAGGAGCTTTCTCAGCGTGATCTTAATTATCTTCCTCCGCTCCCGATTGACGGAACAAAATACACGACTTATGTTGACGATACAGAAGAAGACAAGTTTTTCTATGTCGTACAAAATGAACCGCTACCGCTTATCATCACAGGCGTTATGGTCGATGTGACGATGGCGGTGACGAGACCAACACAATAAGAAAAAGGTGACGCCATGGCAGTTGCAACATCAACAATGTTGGCTATCGCAGGAATTGGGCTTGCAACAGTAAGCGCTATTAGCGGAATGAGTGCTGCTGATAAAGCTGCGAAGGCTACTATCCGAGAAGGCAACCTCGTAGCTGCTAATAAGGCGAAGGAAACGAAATTGAAGGCCGCACGTCTTCAAACATCATTTCTTAACTCAGGCTTAACGCTTGAAGGGACACCTATGGCTGCTATCGATGACACGTTCAATACTGGTCTCGCAGACATTGAACAGATCGGCTCGAACTATAATAACCAAGCTAAGAAGATTATTTCAAATGCTCGCACATCAGCGTTAACAGGGCTTGCGACTGCTGTAATCTCCGCCGGAGCTATGAGAGGGCTGGAAGCATTTGGTACGCTTGGAGAAGCCGCAGCATTGAATCCCGCCGCCGCTTCTGTTTGGGAGTCTGGGGCTGCCGCTGGCGCTGGTTTCTCAGAGACATTGAAGAGCGCAAAATACGCTTCATTTCTAAATCCAGTATAGGTGTTTTATGGCACAGCGCGATCTTGTTAACCTGAGAGAAGTGACTAAAGTTGTTGCGGAAAGCCCCAACACGCTTTTGGACGCTGGTGTTGATCTTGCCCAAGACATTATCCGCCAGAACCAAGAGGCCAAGATCAACGAGAGCACGTCTCAGGCGCAGCTTGAATTGAACGCGCTGCAAAGCCAGTATCAGATAGACTTCGAGAGTGATCCGATGTCCGGCATCAAGGAATATAAAAGCAATCGTCAGGCGATCTTTGATAAATATTCCGAAGGCATTTCACCTTTTTATCGTAAGGCGTGGGACGATAACTCACGTAGGCTAACGCAACAGAACGACGCAGCGCAGCAGGGATGGGCGCTAAAACAGACGAGGACTAATACTGTTAATTCAATAAACAGAAGCATGAAGAACAACCTTCTTCAAGCAAACATTGACGGCCAAAACTTTGGCGGGAGCGATGACGCTGAAATATCTGCTTTTCTAAACTTCGAAAACTCGAAGAGCGGGTTGATGGAATGGGGGGCGAGAAATGTCGGGTCTGAAACGACTGCCAAGATGCTTGCAGATTATGAGGGGGATTATATTAAGTCGTTCATCTCCGGCGTGGCCGATGAAGACCCGATTAAGGCGCTTCGGCTTCTCGACGATAAGGCAGTGACGGGGGGTTTCAATGACGTGGATCAGTATTCATCCATGAAGCGGCATATAGAAAACAGGGCGCTACAGGCTAATCGTGTGGCTTCACAGAAAGAAATCCTTTCATCGCTGAGAGACGAAAACTCTTTGCTTTCGCGGTCAATGGATCATGCCGTAGGATATGCCGAGCTTCAATCCGAAATGGACAGGATGAAGCTTTCGCCAGCTTCTCGTAACTTTTTTCTTGAGGCCAACGGGTTCGAAACAAAAACTAAGGCCGACAGGACAAAGGAGGCTAAACCTGCCAAAGAGCCTAAGCTCGACGAGGGGCAGAAAGTTGAGCTTAAGGAAAAAATCTTTTCCGACATTATAGAGCTTGGGAAGGCGAAACAACCGATAACACCAGAGCGCATTAAAGGCCTACAAGACAGCATTTATCATGCGTCACAGAATGGGGCGCTCACAAAGAAAGAAACGGGGGATTGGCTTAACCAAGTTTTGCGCCCCTATATAACCCAAAAAGAGGAAACGCTCTCTAAGTTTTCAGATGATGACTGGTTCGGAGACGACCTCGGCCTTGAAGGATTAAAAAAAGAGTTTGATAAAAACGTAGAGATACACCCTTCCGAAGGAGAGAAGAAAATCGGTGTGTTAACTGAGCGCACAAACATGAAAAACCGCCTTCAACTTTATGACTTTTACATGCAGAACCTTGAAGAAAGCGCGTCACGCAGAAACATACCGATTGGAGATATTCAACGCTTAAGCGAGAAAGAGCGTCGGGCGATTTATGGGGTAGCGCAAGACAACGCGATCAAGCAGTTGAACACAGAAAACTACCCTGAATTGCGGAACATGAAAGACGTTCCCAACGCTGTTTTTCCAGTGTTCAATAAGCGGTCTGATATTCAGGCTGTTTATAAGGGCGCTGGCGGCAAGCGTGATCTCACAAGAGAGGATATTATGAAGGTGGCGAAAAACAAGAACATATCGCCAGCGGAAGTGATTTCCTTGCTTAGGGGGAATGGGGCTATCGAATGAGCGCGGATGTTTTTGACGAATACGGGATAAGTGTCCAGCCTGCCCCAGAAGCGGAAAAGGATGTTTTTGACGAATACGGGATAAGCGCGAAGCCGAAATACATGTCACGTCCTGCTGAAACTTACGGCGGAGACGAGAAGATCGTCTTTGGGTCAGAAGGAATTACTGTTGACGCGCCATATGGAAGTACAAAAATCTTGGAGAATGCGCTCAGGGACGACTCTTTCGACGATCATCCTTCTTCTATAGGAGAAGAAACTGCTGCGGTTTTTGAGAAACAAGCGGCTAACATAGCGTTTTTTGCGAATGCTTTCGGTCTTGTGACTGCCGATGAAGTAGCGCCGTTTATCGCTGATCGCTCCCGCGCCCTTCAATCCGCGCAAGAGCGTGCCCCAGAATATGTTAAGAAGTTCAACAGAGATTATGCCGCAGCAGAAGGAGCCTTTCAGACAACGGGTGTTTTATTAGATAACCTGCCTGTTTTGGGAAGGGTGGCGATAACACAGTCACCGAATAGTATTCTCCCATTACTTACGACCTACGCTGGGACGAAGACTGGGGCAGCTGTCGGGGGGGCTTTAGGGAGTGCTGTGCCAGTGGCTGGGACAACAGCAGGGGCGATCACAGGAGGTGTTGCTGGCGGTGCTGTGGGGGCTTTTACGGGGTCTTCCATGTCTGAGATAGGCTCTCAGTTGGACGAGCTTTTATTGGTATCTGGCTACGACACTTCTGATGCTAACTCGGTTCGCGCTGCTCTCCAAGATAAAGAGCTTATGGCAGACGTGACGGCTAAGGCGGTACGCAAGGGCATAACAACCGCCGCGATAGACGGAATGTTTCAGATAGTAGGCGGACACTTTATACGGACTTTAGGTAAGACAGGCACTGTCTCTGCGAAGGCAAAGGGGGCTGTGGCCGATGTGGCTGTGCAATCGTTTGGAGAGTTCTCCGGCGAGGCCGCAGGGCAGTATGCTAGGGATGGTAACGTAAGCTACAAAGACGCTGTGCTGGAAGGCGTAACGTCTATTACACAGTCCGTAGGGCAAACGGCCATAGGTGCAGCGGCGCGGGGAGGGAAGGCCGTCGTGAAAGCATCCACAACGCAAGACGATGCTGTTAATTTCGTGGCGGAAGTACAGGCAGCTAGTGAGGCTGAAACAAAAGCGCAGGACATTTCTGAAACGCGAGTCGAGGGTGTGCCGCAGGAAGTTGTGGCCGATATTGTTTCTGATTTCCTCGGCGGTGTGGAGCCTGATACATCTCAATTCTCCGAAGCACAGGAGGAAGCTATCCAAAACATTTTGGACAATGCGACCCCTGTAAGAGATAAGATTATTCGTGGTCGCATAAGAACCTTGGATATTGCAGTTGAGAGTAAGCTCGAACAGGTTGATGCCGCAGAAACAGAGATCGAGATTGCCGAGAATGAAGGACGTGCGACCAAGAGGCTTGAAGAAAGAGCTTCCCGTTTAACAGAGGAATGGGAAGCTCTCGATGCAGAGCGCGGCGAATTACTAGCTGTAGAAAATCCAGCCACGGAAAGCGCAGACCTTCTAAAGAAAGACATCACGATTAAGGGCGAAGTTCTCGAAAAACAGAACATACAGGCAACTAAAAAAACTGTTATGGCTGTTAATGCCGCCTTCCGAAAAGCTCGTGTCTCGGCACAGCAAGGAATTAAAAATGTTCAAACGCTACTAAGCTCTGCCATCAAGCAGTCTGGGCTTGACGTTAAATCACAGTCTGATTTTATCGGCACGATCAAAAACATACAAACTGCCGAGCAGCTTAAGGCGCAGGCTCCAAAAATACAGGCGCGGATTGAGGTTAAAATCAACGAAACGAGAAAGCGCAATGCTATTTCTTCCATACGCAGCCTATTGAAGCGTGTGGCAAAAAGTAATGTGATCTCTATCGATTATGTTAACAAGATTAACGATTTGGTTAATGCCATAAACACAAGAAACATGTCCCCGAAGACATCTGAGCGTTTAAACAAAACACTCAAGTTTGTAGAAAGTGGCGGTGTCGTACCGAAGGCCGTTCTTAAAACGCTAGAAGTCCTCGGCAAAAAAAAGCTTTCAGACATTTCGCCGTCAGAACTTGAGGCTATGTCAGACGCTATCAAGGGCATGATCGATATTGGTAGAACCAAGTTGAAGTTGATGAAGGCGCGTGAGCAAAGGGTTTTGAAACAACGCTTGTCGGAACTTTCTGCCGACAGCAAGCCTTTATCATCTGTGCCGCTTAAACGAGCGCCTCTCGGAGAGAGGCTTGCGGCTATGGATAAAGTGAAGAATAATTTTCTTAGCGTTGCGAATTATCTTCAAAGGTTGAACATCAACAAGAATCCAATGGATGTTATTTTCGACATCATGGACGGGTTGAAAGAATATAGCGGCGCGAACCATCGCATATTCAAGCAAACTGTTGATGCTGGATACAGTAAGTTTCTCGATTTAAAGGAGTCAATAACAAGACCTATTAAGTCGCTTCAAGACAGGCTGAGCCTTGAACCAGAGCAGTTCCAGCGCATCGGCGTTTATGCTGCTTGGCAGCAAAAAGGCGGGGAGAAAAAATTACTCGCAAGCGGAATAACACAGGAAGAAATAGACAGCCTTACTCTTTCCCCCGATGAAATGGCCATGTACGACCTCATGCGTAAACAGCTCGACAGCATGGTCCCTGCGTTGCGTGAAGTAATGCGTGTTCAATACAATAAGAACTTTGACGAGGTTGAAAACTATTTTCCGTTCATGACAGATTTTGACGCAATGACTGGGTACGAAATCCAAGATATGTTTGGTGATGCTGTCCCGCTTACAACGAAAAAGAAAAACGTCGAAAAGGGATTTACAAAAACGCGGACAGGGGGGCAACAAACCATTCGTATAGACGCTCTTGCTGTGTTTATGCGCCATGTGGATAACGCATCATATCTTGTTGGCCTAGGCTCTGACATAAAACAGCTTTCAGACCTAGCTTCATCAGATGAGTTCGGTGTTATTGCTGGGGATATAGGCCAAAATATCGTAACAGACTGGCTTAATCTTCTCGCTCGCAAAGGATCGCTTCCTGATCGTGTTAACTTTCTGGACGTTTTCAGGAGGAATACAGGAGCGGCTATCCTTGGTTTTAAGCTTTCGTCGATATTCATTCAGCCGACATCTTTGATGGACGGGGCTGCTCTTGTCGGGGGGACATATGTCGCAAGAGGTGTAAGCAATTTCACCGATCCTGCTTGGAGAAAGTTCCTCGTTGATAACATGCCAGAAATTAGGGAAAGGGGAGGAGACGATCCGGCCTATCTTGACCTTGGCGGCGACGGTGTGTTGAAGGACGCTAGATCTGCTGGATATTACGCGATGCAAAAGGTTGACCTTTTTTCCGCATCGTCTGTTGCTATCGGTGCTTACATGAAATCTGTTGAGGAACGAGGTGGAACTGTCGATCTTTCAAAACCAGACAAGAAGGCTATTGCTGACGCGCAGCTTTACATGAGACGCACGCAATCAGCAAGTTTTGCTAAGGATACTGCTCCGGTTATCAGCCAAGGAAAGCTGACTGGTAATGTTTCTGTTGATAAGCTTATAACGCAATTCCAATCATTCCTTTTTAACAGGTGGTCGATTATACAGCATGATATGATTTCGGCTGGCCTTATGAAAGGGAAGACAGTTAAAGCCATGAATATAGCTATGTGGCTAACCATGGCGAACATATCAGAATACTTCATTCGTCAATGGACGAAGGAGATGATAGCCCTTGCAACAGGCACAGAGCCGCCGGAAGAAGACGATGAGAAAAAGACCGAAAAGATTATAATGCAGGCTGTTGGAAATGTTCCTTTTGTCGGGTCAATTGTTAACTCTTTTCAATATGGAAGTGTTCCGATACCTTCCTTGTCTATGTTGGAGAAGTTCGCTGAAAGTGTTCAATATGGGAATATGTCAAAATCAGCAGATAAAGAGGCTAGGCATTATGGGGGCGCTGCGTTGCTCGCTAGTGGGCTGCTCGGCGTTCCTGGTGCGCTTCAAGTCCAACAGCTTTACAGCGGTCTTATGAAGGAAAAAAGCACTGGTAAAGAAGAAGAAGAAGGCTTCACAGCAAACTAAGATTGAGTTACAATAAGGCAATGGAGGACTAGACATGGCTATATCAGACAACTACGCACCAGATGTGAGCCTATGCGACGGGGTTACGACGGCATTCTCTGGCGATTGGAATGTTTTGGCGGCGGCATATTTCAGGTTCGCCATTGAAAACGTTTCTTCTGGTGTTCAAACCTTGCTGATACAGGGAACGGATTATACGCTATGGTTCAACGATAACGGATACATAGCAACAACTGCTGTCGCGTATTCTGCCTCATACAAGGCTGTTCGTTATCGTGAAGTCGCGCTCGATCAGTCTGCGCCTTACACAACATCAAAGGGATTTCAGGGGAAGGCTGTAGAGAACAGCTTCGATAAACTTACGGCCATCGAGCAGGATCAGAACGACAATATCGGCAGATCGTTTAAGGCTCCTGTCGGGGAATCTGCGGTGGCGCTTCTCCCTACGGCGACGACACGTGCTCTTAAATATCTCGCGTTCGATGCAAGCGGGGCTCCAATAGCTGCAGAAGGCACTACAGACACGCCGATCTCTGCGGCTATGGAGCCTGTTGTCAGTGCAGCGACTCTTGCCGGGGCAAGGACTGAGCTTGAGGTTTATTCCACGACCGAGGTTTATTCCAAGGCCGAGGTTGACGGGCTTCTAGCGCCTTCGGCAAAGAATAAAATTATCAACGGGAACTTTGGCATTAACGATTGGGCTTATGTGTCAGGTGCAGCCATAGCTGCTTCGGCGTTTGGACACAACCGATGGAAGGCTGGGACTAGCGGATGCACTTACACCTTCACGCAAGCCAAAGCCTCGACAACGATAACAATAACAGCAGGGTCTTTGATCCAGACTATTGAAGACGCGAATGTTGAGGGCGGCACTTATACCCTTTCATGGACTGGGACGGCAACGGCGAAGGTCAATGGTGGAACGGCTGCGGCCAGTCCTATCACAGTCACAGGGCTGGCGGCTGACACGGCGATCACGGTCGAGCTTCTGACGGGGACGGTCGGCCTAGTGCAAGTCGAGACGGGCGACACAGCCACGGATTTTGAGCGCAGAAGCATCACAACCGAGGAGCTTCTGTGTGCTAGATACTTGCCTGTTTTTGTCTCGACTGGGACTTCCTCTCTTGTAGGTGTCGGAACTGTAAACTCTTCAACGGCAGGACAGCCATTAATCTTTTTCAAAGTCCCGTCTAGGGTTGCTCCTACTGGCTTAACTGTTAGCGCCGTAACGCACTTCTCTGTAAACATTGCCACTGGGAACGTAGCGTGCACAAATGTGACTATTGGCGGAATGACAGGGAGGAATGCGGTTATGTTAAACTTCTATGTTTCTTCTGGCTTGACCGCTGGGCAAAGCTGTTTCGGATTCGCTAACAACGCAAGCGGCAGACTACTATTAACGGGGTGCGAGCTATGAACTGGAAATACACAGACGAGACAAAACAGATAGTATTCCGAACATTAGACGATGGGCGGGTTGAAAGCTGCTTTGTAACAGTGCAGGCAATACAGGATTATCTTTCTGCTGGCGGAGAGATAGACGAACAATAAACGGTGGTGATTATGGAACCAGTTCGCGTTGACGGCATATTGATGAAAGTAGCAGAACAGGGCGCGATGTGCGCGTTCATGCTTCTTGTCCTCTTGGGGCTTTGCTGGGTCGTTAAATCGATGTATGCGCGAGTACTACAGCAAGCCGATCAGCAACAAAAGATTTTAATTGATAGCACGCTGGCCATCAACAACAACACAACTGCCCTCGGTGCGATGATAAAACAGGTAGAGAGGCTTGCAGATGTTCGATAAGCTGAAACAGAGATTGTTCCCTTCGGAGGAAACCGTTAAAGCTCTCCGAACAATCCACAAGCAAAGCGTCCAAATGAACGTCGCGGCGCATGAGGGGCTTTTGGCTGCTTGTGAAAAGGGGAACGTCTGCCCTCTCGTCGCGCCGAATAGAAACATTTCCCGCCGCATAGGGTGACACATGTTTGTTCTCAGTAACCGAAGCATCGACCGTCTTACAGGTGTCCACGCCGATCTATGCGCCGTCGTGCGCCGCGCCATCCAAATCACCCCTATCGATTTCTGCGTCACAGAGGGGCTTCGGACGATAGAGCGGCAAGAGAAGCTGTTCGCGTCAGGCGCGAGCCAGACCATGAAAAGCCGCCACCTGACAGGCTATGCCGTTGATCTGGCCGCGATGATCGACTTTGACGGGGACGGAAAGCCTGAGGTTCGCTGGGACTGGGGGCTTTACGAGAAGCTGGCTGTAGCCATGAAGGCGGCGGCTGCTGAGTTAAAGGTTAAGATCGTCTGGGGCGGCGACTGGAAAACCTTGAGAGATGGTCCACACTTTGAGCTAGACAGAGAGGCTTACCCAGCATGATCGCTTGGGCGCTAAAGAATGCCCTTCCTATCAGCGCAGGAGCGTTGCTGGTAGGCTCTATGGGGTTCGCCCTACATACCCTAGCCATGAACCATCAAAAGGCTTCCTACGAGCTTAAATTG